GCATCTCAGCCCTCGGAACCTTTAAAGCAATGAAACATCCGCACCCATAATACTGATACCCAAGCAAATATCCTATTTCTAAAGCCTTCTTTCTTACCTTTTCCCAGGACCTACAACCAATCCGTGAATACATTACTTCATTACCTCTTCAATTGTCTTAGTCGGTTGCTTATCAAATAATTCCTTGATCACTGTATTAATCACTGCACCAAGACATACTTCTGTCGCTCGCTTCATCGCCCTGGTCTCGGCTTTAGTTAACAAATTATGCAAGTTATCAATTCCTTTGAGTTCAGCCCGCTCACAAACTCCTACTCCTTCCCCTCTTCTCACCACACCGTTAGGAAAAATCACCTCAAGCTCAACTCGAACTAAGGCATAGTCCTCAGTGATTTCCCGCTCAATCAATCTAAAATTATAACTAATTGGCAAACTACTCAATAGGTTGAGGATCCCATCACGCTTTATTTCTACAATATCGCCGATTTTAGTTTTAATCTTTGCGAAATCCGATGGCTTGAGTACTTGTTTGGCTACTTGAACAATCTTATCGGCTGTCGTAATTTCTTTTCTTTCTTCAATGATTTGGACATCAGTCATTGCTTTCCTCCTTTTTTATTTGTTCTAAACATTTATCAAGTTCATTCAATAATTCATCTTTGGTTATCCTTTTCAATATTACATAATACTCAATCGTTTCACTTAATAATACTCCTACCGCACTTTCTTCTCTCATCTTAACTTCTAATCTTGTATCATCATAAAACAAATAACTCTTAGCTAACTCAGAACCATACATCGCCTCTAAAAACAAACATGTCTTATATACCCTTTCCCATTCATATTGATAATCACAATCAATAACCGCATAGAACTTCAAAAACCTTTCTTTCCATCTCTTAACAATTTCCTCAAAATCATTATGTTCCACAACATCATATAAAAGCTTCAGTTCATTAAACATTTTAGCCCTCCTCATTTATTATTTCCCATATTCCTTCCTTAATCAAATCAGCAACTGATCGCCCTGTTAATTCACTAATCTTAAGCATTTGTTTGTAAAGCTCTTTATCTACAGATGAACCAAGCCGTAAAACCTTAGCTTTCCGTTGCCATAACGCATTAGCCCCCGTTTCATTAGTTAAATAAATTGAATATTTCTCAAACATTCTATCCATCGCCTCATCAATCAAATCAGCTATCGACTTATTTGTCCGAGTAAGATGTTGAGTTATCCGTTGCTGAAGTGCCTCACTTAATCTAAAAATAAAGTTCCTTCTGTCTTTCAACATTCGCCACCTCCTTTATTAAGTTTATTGTGTGTAATCCCTTCTTTTCTTTTCAAGACAGCTCCTCGCCTCTTCTTATCGTGTGTAGTCATTTCTTTTCCTACTCCAATCCCCTCATTTCAAGTAAGCTCTTTTCCCTTTCAACTCGTCTCCCGTCGAAACGGGTTATTTCCTATTCTGTTCAGATTATTTCTAATCTATACACATAACCTAATCTACTCCTGTCTCATCCCAAATCTATTCCTGTCCATTCGCTTTGCTTCTCCACCCCTCCCCTCCATTGCCCATTCTGTTCAGATTACTTCTATTCTATACCCTTTCCAGTCCCTTCCAATCATCTCAAATCAAATTCTAATCAACTCAACCCCTCTCAATTCCACCTCGTTTCCTTCCCTATCCTAACATCTCCATTTCTTCTTGTCCTTTTCTAATCACATCACCTCTCGTCCGCTTCTGGTCCTCTCCTCTCGCATCCATTTCTACTCAGTGCCCCTCGAAGCGTTTCCCTCTTTGGTTCATCTCAAATCAGGTCCTTCTCGCATAACCTCCTTTCTTCGCCCCATTCTTATCTTTTCGTGTTTCATCAAATCGATGCCTATTCAGCTCTATTCCCTTCCATTCCACTCATCTCACTTCAATTGCGTTTCTCCTTCTTCCTTTTTCTTTATCGATAAAACCTTTTTCTTCACATCATATATTCGCTCAAATTCTACAACTTTAAATCGACCATACTTTGCCCCACGCCAACTGCTCTTACCCCAATTCTCCCCCTTCGTAAAAATATCTAAAATTTGCTTATCCGTTAGCTTACCACCATATACTTTCACTATAAATTCCTGCTCAAGCGGTAAATCCAACATCTCAGACCAAACAATTGTTACTATATACTGACCATATGTCCAACTTCTCAATGACCTTGATAACAAATTATCAGGCTCTTTAATCAATTGTCCATCCCTTTGATAGGGGATCAAAAAATCTTTTTTATAATCTCCCGTCTCTTCAACAGGGCATATGTCTACATATCTGGAAATCTGATTTTTCAATGATCCTTGCATATAATGCAATGCCACTTCTTTCATAAAACCTTTAATCTGGTAGTGATAATCAGCTAAATAACCATCTGGGGTCCTTGCGAAGACTTGTAGCCTGCTTTTTTGTTCTTCCTCGCTTATCCGTAGCTCTTCTTTAGCTTCAAGGTCAGCCTTGATACGTTCTATCTCTTTCTCTATCAATTGCTTCTCTTCTTCTTTCTTTGCTCTTTTCAGTTGCTTCTCAAGTTTCTCAAGCTCTTTCTCTGCTTTTTTAATGATATACTGTTGGGCTAAATCTGTCGCTGGGTTCAATGCTAAAACTGGAGTTAAATAACTAATCTTCACATAATACTTGTCAATCTGCATAGCTCACCTCCTTTAGTTTTTTATTAACAAACCATACTTAATACAAATTCATAATTTAATTGCTTCAACTCCTCTTCAGTTAATACCTTGCCCTCAGGAAGTCTCGTCTTTAATGCAAAATGTATACACATATCCCCTGATTTAAGTTTGACTGCAATTCGATTATAAGGAATATTTATACCAAGTAATTCACTAAGAACTTTAGCAGTTGCTTCATGACCCACCGCCGATGTAAAATCAACCTCGGATAAAATTTCCTTAGCATTCATTAAATCAATTTTCTTTAAAAACACCATATAGCGATCCTTCTCCGTAAAATCAACAGGCACAATTAATGAATTCAACACATAAAACATAGTCCACACCTCCTCACTTAATTTTTTGTTATTACTTCAACCAACGCTGTATACTGCCCATATCTTCGCATCCAACTGTAACAATTGACAGCTAAACCTTTCGACTTCGAAAACTTCCAATCTGGATCGTAACCAACATCGTTTTCCTCTTCCCATAACCTAAACGCAACTTCAATGACTTGTTTCCCTTCAATAGTAGGTCCTATTTCCTCACCATCATTTAATTCATCACTTACCCTATAACTCGCTTTCAATGTAAAATTATCAGTCCATATCAACAAATCAGGTTTAAATCCAAATATTTCCTTAAACTTTTCAATAAGTTTCTGTTCCCTTTCCTCTTCCTTGACCGCGTCTTTCGTTTTTCTAATCATTTGCTTCACCGCTTCTATTGCATTCATAGTTGCCCCTCCTGTTTTATTTCCTAATCAACCGCTTGACCTTTCGAATAATTCGCTGAACAATACCCCGACGCTCAAAGTCCTCACGCTTCAGAAAAATCAACCGACCATCCTTCCATATGCTAATATACTTAAGCTTCCTCATAGCTCCACCTCCTTTTAGTTTTGTCTTCCTTTATTCTAACCAAATAGTTGCCAAAAATATTCCTCTATCCGTTTTGATAAGCGTTAGTTCAGGTTTCTGACGAAAACTCCTTTCATTAATGTATGTCTGACGATCTATCTTTCCTTCATCGTTGCATTCTAATGTATAAGCCACAAAGACCTTCCCATCTTCTCCATGAAGAATATACATCTTCTCAACATACTCACCAGGGGGAACTTCACGACGTAAAGGTAATACGTCTCTAACAATTCCTTTAATCATTTTGAGCATAGCTCCACCTCCTTTTAGTTTTGTTTTCTTATTATACCATAATTTTTTAATTTGTCAATACTCGTTCAAATACCATAATAAACAGCCAAATCCCTTTGTATAATGCCATAGTAAGCAAATAAATAGCCCGAACAATCGATAAATACTCCGCTGGCTTAAATGCTATAGTGATTAAACATCGAACGCCCTTATAAACAAATGAATAAAACTCCACACGGCAGATTAGAAAAAGAAAGGATCCCCAGGGCTCGGTCGCCCTGGGGAAGATGTTATTCACTTTCTTTATATAATCCTATTCTTACAATTATTCTCCAGCACAATCCATACATTTCTACTTCCTTCTCAAATTCAATAACAAGATCTTCTGTTTTACGTCCCCACCAGTCTTGACGCTTAAATCCAAATAATAATTTTGGGTTCATTTCTTCTACTCGAAATTCAAGAAAATTTGCGTAAAATTTTCCTTCATCATTCTCATTAATTAAAATCCACTCCACGTCATCATCCTCAGGTCCGTGAAAATAATCAATCACAAACCTTGCGAATACTTTTTCATATTTATTACAGCGGGAGGGATCTTTTTTAGTCCCCACATAATGTGGGGCAATCCCAATTACTTCTTGAAAAACTCTTTTCACTAACTCCTCTCTTTCATTTAAATCAAAAACTTCTCTTGCTTTATCAATGAAAAACTCTTCTAAATCTACTAATTTACAACCTTCATCAACTCTTATCTCCATAGCCTACCCTCCTTTTTTGTTTTCTTATTATACCATAATTTTTTAATTAGGTTCTTTTATCCTGTAAAGCATCTTCTTTAGCTCTTCTCTTCTTTCTTCTGACACTTTTGTAGCTAACTCTTTTATATAATCTAACAACTCTTCGTCTAATTTTACTTTCTCTTCATATTTCAAACTATAATAAAACTCATCCCCATCGAAAATAGTAGACAACCAGCTCCCCCACGACCAACCCCACGACCTCTCAGGAGAACGTAAATACCTTTGCAAAACTAAATAAGCTCTTTCCTCATCCGAAAGCCCAAGCCATTCGTCATAAGTCAAAACATTCAAATATAATTTCTCAAACCATTCTTCTAAACTAAGCTTCCTAAGTTGCTTTGCCATACCCCGCACCTCCTTTTAGTTTTTTGCTTATATTATACCATAAATTTTTAATTTGTCAAGCCCCTACCTAATGCCATAGTGATCAAACCGAAAAATTAGCCAACCCTCGATATAATGCCATAGTGATTAAATAATGAACATTTTGAACTTGCAAACAGACCACCAAACACCATGACCCAGGAATAAAATTAAAAAATTGATAAACAATAATCTTGACTAAACAATAAAGAAACCCAGGGCTTGACCGCCCCAGGCTTGGATATTACTTAAGAAGATTTCTTTTTAGAAAAAGGATCAATAATGATCGCACAAAAAGATTGCTTCTTGGTTTGCTCCATTGCTTTGTCAAGTTTTTCCTTGACTTGATTTTTAAGCTCTTCATTTGTTTTAACAACCTCTTGAGTTTTAACTTTACTCATAACCTACCCCCTTGGTTTATTTATTCAATCCCATATTCAATTAATTGATCATAAAAATTGTCTGCAAGCCGTGGATTTTCGCTTAATTGATAAAGAAACCGACTTATAAAATCCAACTCAACCGCCCCTGTGTTATCCAGAATTAACTTTAAAGCTTGCAAAATACCTAAAATTTGCTCTCTATCGTAATTCTCAGCCCCACCAACGCCGTAATGCTTAAGAAACCAACCCAAAGGATCATTTTTACTTGGTTTAATTCTTTGAAGTCTTGCCATACCCACCACCTCCTTGGTTTTTTTAATTAACATAAGGATTGCTCAAGTATTTAGCTTTCTTTTTTAAAACCAAATAAGACCGCTCCTCTGCTGTTAAATCATCGACCATCCTATCGACCGTAACATCAAAGAACGCCTTTAAAAACTCAACCTCTAACCTCGACAACTTGACCCGTGATAAATCAATCCGCCAAAATGAACCCCTAAGCAATTCCAAAGCTCTTTGCATCATCGCTCAACCTCCTATCCTTTTTCTTTTTAATATAACATATTTTTTGAAAATGTCAAGACTTAATGTCAAGATTAATAAACCTATAAATAAATATTCTTTACCAAAGAACTAAACTTTGACAGCTGAACAAACCCAGGACCTAATCGATAAACCAACCCAGAATTAAACCGACCACCGACCAGACCTAAAATGACATATAAAACCGATACAATCTGTTAAATAATATTCTTGACCAGATAAATAAATAATTGAACAAATAAAAAACCCAGACCCCGAACCGAGGCCTGGGGATAAAATTTTTATTCTTCAGGAATTCCTAATAACCACCACCCGCTTGGTAATTCAAGAATTACAGCGTCTGGATGCTGGCAAGGTAAAATACTTTCTACACATTCAGCACAGCTTAACCCCCCTTCACAATCTTGACAATAAGAATATAACTGCCGTTCCCACCAATATGAACAATTAACACAGTCTTGATAAAACCCCCATAAAGGACAATAATCAAAATCACTACTTGACCAGAATGAAACATAAGTCTTTCCATCTTCTCCCTTAATTATGTATTTAATCTCGTCATAAGAACCCCCATTAAAGTTTAATCCAGGCTCCCCTTCATGTAAAATAATCTTTTTAACCTCAACTGCTTTGACTACTTGACGGTCCCCGCTTCTAATCATTTTAGCACCTCCTTTTGAATTTTTTCTATTAAGATAACATCATTTTTAAAAATGTCAAGTCCCCTAAAATCCTACCCATACCAATCCCTAACCAATCCAACCCGCCCATACCTGGACCCTGTCCTATCTATAACCAAACCTATACCCTAACCAATCCAAAGGCTACCTGCACATACCTACCTATACCTAAACCTATACCTGGACCCATACCCAAACCCCTACCCAGACCTATACCTATATGCTAATTTAGAATTATTCTAAAAAACAGGAATATATGAGAAGAAAAATTTCCGAAAATTTTTTTTATATACATTTTCCGTGGAACACTCGTGGAACAATATTATGTAAAATTGGCAAAAATGCTAAAAAATAAAATAGAAACTTCTCTTCTCATATATTCCTATAAATTATAATAGTTCTAAATCTAGAATTATTCTTTATTACTAATGATTATCGCTCAATTCTTACATAATTTGAGACACTTCCGAAGCACCCAATTCTTGACCAAATCGCGTTGTTTATATATTTATATATTTAGCTTGTTTTATTGTTTATATGTTTATAAATATATTTATTTACCAAATAACTAAACAATTTTTTTAAACTTGTCAATTCCTATATTGTTTACCTTATTTTATTGTTTATATATTTACCTAAGTATCTGAGAATTGTGCACAAAATTGTAAAATCTTATATTGTTGACTAAAGAATATGATAATTGACCTGGGCAGGCAACCGCTGAATTGTTGAATTTGTGTATTATTTACCTGATAATATGTTATTTTTAGCGACCACTTAAATTGTTGAATTGTTTACCTGATAATATGATTATTTGCCTGGCGACCGAATTTCTGATTTCTTTACTCAAGAATATAATAATTTACTTGACCGCTGAATTCTTGACTTGTTTACTAAACAATATTTTTAGCTAAAGATTATTTGAAGCGCCGCTTAACCCTTCCTTAAAATGATTTTACCCTCGGAACAATTGTAGTCCTGAAACAACTACCACCTGATAACCAAACCACCCTTATAATTATTCTAATCAGGAACTAACCAAGATAATCTTTTATTCTTCAGTAAATAAATCAACAAATAAACTATCACCTGGAAGAACTATTATAAAATTAAAACGATTATCAATTCGATTTGCTAACAAATGTTGGGTTGGAATAATTATTAGATTGAAATTAGAATGATTACACGGTTGGATAAATTTTTGGGTCGGCGGACAAATGAAAAAGCCCCAGCGGGGGTGGGGAGCCTCCTCTATGTCGTTTATGCAGGGGTTCATATGTAGGTTTATTCATTCATTTATAGGTTTGTGTATAGATTTGCGAGGCTATTTATGCAGGGGGTAAGGTGGTGGGTTTATTGATTTGATTGTTGATTTGTTTATTGATAGGTTTGTTTGCGGGGTTGTTTATGTAGAGCTTGATTTTTTAAGGGGTTATGGTATAATATAAATAAAAGAGGTCTGCGATATGCCGATAAGGTGTGTAGTATGTGGTGAGGAGTGTCGTGATTTGCTTGGTCGTGTATGTTTAGATTGTTTTTTAAAGGTAGGGAGTGAGGTGTGTTGTATTTGTGGGAAGAAGGTAGATAGCACAGCGAAAGAGTATTGGGATATTGGTCTAACTGAGAGATATGGAGTAGTGGATGCGTTTCATGGTTTACTTTGTGATGAGTGTGCGTCTAAGATGGTGCAATGTAAAGTATGTGGATGTTTTGTTCCGCCTGAGGGGGCTATTGACTATGTAGAGATTGGGACGGGTAAGTTAACTGGGGAGAAGGTATGTTATGATTGTTATGAAGATGAGTATTATGTTGAGTGTAGTGAATGTGGTGGGTTTATTCCGAAGGGTATGGAGAATATTAGATGGGATAAGAAAGGGAGGATTGTTTGTTTGATTTGTGCTGAAAAGTTAGCGAAGGAGGTGATTTATGGGTCGTAGAGGCAAGAATAAGGTTGATAATTTTTCTGACAATGGGGATGTAAGGGAAGTTGTTGATGAGTTTATTGATACGATATTTGAAGAAGTTCGGGCTGAGCTTCGGGACATATTGACTGAGTTAGAGATATATCAGCGGACATGGATAGTGCCTTGGTTTGTGCAAAAGTTGATTAATGATTTGTATATGAGATTAGGTTTATTGATGGACAAGTTGGGAAGGAGTATGTAGGTAAAAGGAAGGCGAAATTATGGGGAAAGTGCAGGTAGAAGATTATGAAGAGATTTTGCAGAGAGTTAAAGAAATAGTGCAGGAAGAAAACGCTCAAGATTTCAAACCAATACCAGCGAAAGAATTAATGCAAGAACCAATGAAAAATCCTGTAGTGGAATTAGAGCCTGATGATTTTAATTTACCTTCGGCTACATGTGTGATTGATTTTGGTTTGTTGCATATTTTCAAACCTTGTAGGGGAGAAGATAAAATTATGGCTTTTGATATTTGGTGGGGTTGTGTTTATCCTGAGAAGCAATTATTCATTTTAGAGTTTTGGGAAGCGGAGCCTAATACTACTGGTAAAATTTTCGAAATGTATTTAACCTCTCAAAATATTAAATTTTTAATCAAAATATTACAAAAAGGTTTAGAATATTTAAAAAAGTATGGGCAAAATGAACAAGCAAAATAACTTTTTATTGCATTGATACGGCAGGTAATTGGTTTATTGTTGACTGTATTTCGTGCTTAATGGTTTCTAAGTCAAGTTTGTGTAAAATAAATAGTAGCAAGTCTTTAGGTTTGATTTGGTAGGTGTCCTGGATATATTGTAGGATTTCGAGTGCTATTTTAGTATCTTCGTTGATTGGTTTGAGTTTGGATTGTTCGAGGTTTTGGATTGCCTGTGTTCGTTCGATTAGGTTGACGAGTTTCTCTTTGAATGTGATGATTTGATTGAGGTTCTGCAAGGCTAAATTTAGTTCAGTGTCATCATAAGCTAATTCTTTAGCACGGATGGCGAAGATGTGTTCGAGGTCTTGGCAGGCTTTAAGGAGAGCGAGCAAGATTTTGGTATTAAGTAATTCTGGATTTATTTTGTCGAGGGTTAGTTGGTTTGATTGTTTATCGGGTTGTTTAGTCATGGGTTAGTCTCCTTGTTCGTTTTTCTTCTCAGGTATTTGTATACCAGTTAGTTCGGATAGGAGTTTGGGCATGTCGATGTTCTCCATAGATGGGTGTTTGGATAGTTTAGAGATGAGGGCAAGGAGTTCGTTGATTTTCTGTTGCTGTTCCATTTGTGCGGGTTGCATTGCTTGTAGTAATTGAGCTAATTTGTTGACTTCTACTATATCTGGTGGTAGGTCAAGTGTGTAGAGGATTTCGTGGATGAGTTTTTCAATGTTAAGGATGGGTAAGAGGTTTAGTTGACCGAAGAGTTCAAGGAGGGACATGATTTTCTCGAGGCGTTCGTTCTTCTGGACGACATTAGTAAAGCCGCGGATTTTAAATTTGATTTGTGAGAGAACATCATCAGGAGTAATAGTAGCAAGTAGATTTAGTTCTTCGGGTGTAAGGAGTTGCTGTAGATTAGGTGCTTCGTATTTAATAATGTAGTAGAGAAGTTTGGTGAGGAGTTGGGAGATGAATACAGTTTCTAAACGTTCGATGAAGATGGCAAGGGTCATTTGGGTTTGTTGCGTCTTGAGGGAAACTTCTTTAGCAGTAACTCTTGAGCGGGATGACGGAAGTCCCATTATAAATTCTGTGATTGCCGAAACATTTGTAGCTTCGTTCTGAATGAGATTGCGAATTGGTAAAGCGTTTGGGTCAAAGTTTGCAAGTTTAATTGGACGGACGGCTTGGATTTCGCCACCGCCACGAGTATAAAAAATCTTCCAAGGTTTCAATTCATCAGATAAACTATCCTCTTCAATAACTGTCGTATCAACTTCGAAACCTAAGGTCAAATTAACTAACGCACTGTCTAATATGGCACGGGTTAGAATGGTGTCCTGAACATAATAAGGATAAACTAAATCAGCATAGGATACTTGTGTATTTACGCCATAAAGGAATTCGACGACGAAGGGAGTGATTTTATCAGGCATGATTTCAGCATTGATGAGCTTGGTTTTGTTAAGAATTGTGTAAAGATGTGGGGTTATGATGTCATTAGGTAGGAAAACAATACCATAGAATTTATCAATGCGAACAACTTTATCATCATAGACTTTCTGTAAGTATGTGAGGACTGAATATTCTGGGTCATCTTGTGGGGCTATGTAAGGTTTGATTTGGTCATATGTTAAGTTGTATCTTCGTATGGCTTCAGGTATAGGTAAGTATTCAGTGATGCAGACATAATTAAGATCGGGTGTGATTTTAGAATGTAAAGGATTAATAACTTGTAGGTCTAAGCGTTTGAGGTCTTCGTTATATGTGATGTAAATAAATCCGTAGCCAGATAAGAGACTGTAAAAAAGGACTTTAGATAGAGCATCTTTAACATTGAGGGTTTTGATGTAATGCTGTAAGATTTTGGTTAGGAGGATTTGTAGTTGTTCATTGTCGGTATCGATGGTGAAGAGGTTTTCGAAGGCTTTTTCAAGGAAGGAGCGTAGGTAAAAGTAGGCAAAGAAGATTTTTTGATAAAACATTGACGAGAGGAATTTAGATTGCCATTCGTATGGTGGATCAGGGATGTTTGTTTCGCCATTTAATTCTTGCATATATCGAATAAGAGATGTAAGCCTACGGGAATAAGCACTTTCAACAGATAACAATTGACCTAATACATAGCTTTCTATATCAGGGTAGTTGTAAATTTGATTATTGACTGATAAAATCATACACGACCTCTTGTAAAAGTTTATTAGTTTATTATAATACAGACAGGAGTATTTGCAATATGCTCTATACTAAATATCGAAAGATACGAAAAGCTGAAATAACTGGGACTTGGGGGGATTTTGATACATGGGAAGATTTTGGTAATACTTGGGG